TTTCCGCCCGGCGACCTTTTACGCTTTCAAAGTATTGTAAAAACGACGCCCGGTGTCCTGAATAACTGCCGCGGGTGAAATACTGCAAAGCAATCTCAAGCGGCATATCTAACACAAGAGAAATCATCCGTATAAGTAAAAGGGTAAACGGCTCAAAATTATTGTTTGGAGTGTTGCTTTCTATAGATTGAACTTTCTCCCCCGGTCGAAGTTCAAACGAATTTATCCCTTGCTCAAGTTTTACCTGATAACGGTCTTCCGTATTCCCGTCGGAATTTGTAGAATCAAATTGAGTAAGGTCACCCCAAAGCGACGCCAGTTCGTTTGATTCAGGCGCGTCGGATGTGATTGCTATTCCGAGAACGTTGTCAAGTTTCCACTTACCCTTGACCGCGTCCAGCGTTTCCCGCAAGTCCTGTAAATCATTAACGGCGGAAGTTAACCAAGACATCCCGCGCGCTTGGTCAAAACGTTCCGCTCTGAAACAGTGAATAAAATTATCAGCCTCGACCCGTTTCGCGTATTTCATTTGTCCGGGGTTCTTTCCGCGGTTGTAAATATGATACGCAACAGGCGTCCCGGCTTTGGTTAATTCTACACCGTTGACATAAATTCTGTTTTTTTGTTGCTTACTTCCAGGCGGGTCGGCAATACGGTCGCCCTCAATAAATTGTGTCTTTCCGCCGCGTAAAAGCATTATCCCATAATCACCCTCAACGACTTCGCTTTGTTCGCCGACGCGCATAGTACCCGAGAAAGATTTACCAGTAATATCCATCCGGTCTTTTTTCTGAGTCCAGTATTCCTCCGCCCGTTTATTGAATTCATCGTCCGCGGTCGTAGCTTGCAACCGTGGGCCGATGCCTATAACGTTTTTTATGTGTTGACGGAGAATACCTTTCCCAAAACTAAAATTTAAAAATATGTCGCGCGCCGTTGCAATAAGTGTCCGGCGATCAAAGTCGCTTGAGAATTCTTGATCTAAAGACCCGACTATCCGTTGCGGTGTTCGACGTTTGGTTGTATTGGTAATTGCATCAATAGAAAAATGACGGGCTTGTTTTATTCCCGCATTTACTTTGACAACCGCCTGCAAATCTTTGAGCGCTTTATGCGGGTCGTCCTTTGCGGTTTGACGGATTGTGTTTGCCTGCGCCTCTGTTATGATGCTTTTCTTCCCGCTCATTAAACACCCCCGCTCATGTTGATTCTTATGCGCCCGGTATTACGGCGGGAGCGGTTATACTTCGCGAGCAGGTTTGCCTCGCGTTTGTATAAAGTGGCAAGGTCTGATTTTGTTACACGAACGTCGCCCATCATGTAAGATTGCGCGCCGCTTTCTATTTTTTCGATTGCGGCTTGGACATTCTCAAGCTGTTCCAGCGTTGACTTTAATGCCATAAGAAAACCCTTTCTATGTTCGCGAACCTATCAGAAACCATGACTCGCGTCAAATAAATTTTATAATCCGTGATTTTGTGACTTCCGCCGTGGTCTTTGCGGGCGGCGCTGTTCCTGTTCATCCTGTGAACTTCCGACGCCTTTCATCTTCGCGACCAACTGTTTTATATCTGCCGCGGTGAGCTTCTTTGCCTTTGCCGCGGTGAGGGTTATTTCTAAAACAACGCAGGCAATTATCTCCGCGTCGAGCCAATGGTTATCCTCGTAACCGCGGCGGACAATCCAGTTTTTCTCAACGCGCCCGGTTTGCGGGTTCTTCTTTTCGACTTCCTTTTCGCTTTCCAAATGCCTCAAGTATGTTTTTCCATCTTTGGAAACATCCAAGCCGTCGGGCCATACCCACGAACTCGGCTCGGCGTTAACACGGGAGAAAAACCACCGCTTGAAAAACGAAGTTGATGGGGAATATAAAAGCGGGCCGCGTGTTACTGGTTTACCGTCTGGCATTTTATCAATGCGCGTCGGGCGTGGTAAAGGGATGTCTTTCCCGTCGCTTTGCCGGGTAATATTTGACCGCCTGCCTTTAGTACAAACGAGCCGCGGAACTGAGCGCGCTATAGTATAAACCTCCGCGGTTCTTGCTCCCCAGCCTGAATCAATACCGCCAAGAATTAAAGGCGCGCCATAATCCCGGCGCATAATTCCAGAAACCGCCGCGACAAAAGCATTAATATCGTCGGTTTCGACAGGTATGCGCCCAAAGCTTACGAGCGCGGAATATTCATCCTCACCCCAGCCCCTTATCACATAATAAACCTCATGAGCTTGGACGTCGATTCCGGCTGTGCAAAACATAACGCCCGGCGGACAAGTATTTATCAAGTAACCTTTTTTATCAGAACACCCGACTATTTTTTCAATATTAATCGTGTCCGTTCCTTGTGCAACTGCGTCCCAAGGAATAGCCAACCAAGAATTATAAAAGTTTTGTAATTCGTCCGGGTTACGTTTTGACCGCAAAAATTCAGCGGCAATTTGACCAAGCCTTACCCACGGCAACCCGAACGCGTTGAGGTGAAACCCTGCAATCCCAAGCGAGTCGCCGCTACTTTTCCAGGTTGCATTCTTAATTGCTTCATTCATTGCAAGGTCATTTATTTTGCCCCGGCATTTTTCACACTCAAGCCAAGCCTTGCCGTCGAGTTCTGAAATACGACAATCTTTGGGCCACTTCAAACGATAGAGGTCTGTATGCTTTGAACCTTTCGGCGGCATAACTACACCCTCAAATAAATCATACTCCTCGCGCGCGCCCATGATTGGCTTCTGTTTGTGTTTACAATGTGGGCAAGCAATTAACAAATGTCGCATATCCGACCGATTCCAATAACGCCAAATATTACCCTCGGGCGTTGATGGTGTCGAAGTGAGAACGGCTTTCGACTTAAACTTTGCCTTTATACGTTCCATCGCCAGCGCAAGCGCGTCCGCTTCGCGGGCGGACGCTGCCGGAAATTTATCAACTTCATCCGCGAATAAATAACGTATAGGACGGGACGCCAAGTTCGCCGGGGAATTACTACCAACCAAAAACACATCCGACCGTCTAAAGTGCATTTCTAAAAGTTTATATTTATCCTCATTTGTCGGTTTTAATACTGAAACCGCCGGGGAATTATTAAACACATTTTGCAAACGTGTCTCGCTGAATGAACGGGCGAGCGGTTCAGTTGGTAACACAAGCAACACCGGGCCGGGGTCTTGATCTATTGTGTAAGCCATAGGAATGATTATGACGTTTATAGTTTTACCAGCCTGCGCGCAGGTACAGAAAACAATCGTCCGCACAGTTCTATCCGTGAACGCTTCCATCGGGCCGATACAGTAAGGCGCGACCGCTGTTCTATAGCCGCCGGGATAATCGGTTTCTTTTTCGGTGAGAATTATATTAGTTTCACCCCACTCAGGAACGAGCAAACGTTCCGGCGGTTTATAATTTTCTAATCTTCTATCTCGGTATAACTTGACCGCTTGCAATGCTTCGGAGTGCATCGTCCATCTCCCTTTGTAATATTTCCTCAATTTCACCGGGGTCGGATACGCCTGCCAGTTCAGGCGCTATTTTACGCGGCAACGTTAAAAGGTGAGTTTTTATAGCGTTGTCAATTTTCGACTGTTCCTGAATTAAATCGTCGATTGAAATAACCGAGCCGCGCTTTTCTTGTATCGCCGGGAGTTCTTTTTCAACTTGCCGCAAGGCGTTGACGGCTTCCGTAAAAATTCTTTGCTTTGCTCGGACTTTGTCGTTACTTTCCCCAGCCCTTACAGCTTGAACAAATGCGGCGTATGCAATGCGCTCGGCAGCGCGCAACCTTGCAGTCGCTCCGACTATGCCCGGCTTGTTTGCATCCGGGTCGCCTTTCGTTTGTTCTTCTTGTTTTACGGGTTCAGCTTTGAGCGGTTCTTTTTCCGGTTCTGGTTTGATCTCAATTTCATTAGCAACCGCCCAATCGCGCACCTTTTGCTCATGTAATAAAATTTTAGGGCGACCGCCGTTCTTTTGTTTTTGTCGCCTACATGGACAACCACGCTTAACCCAATAACGAACAGTCCGACCAGTAACACCAAATATTTCGGACGCTTCTTTTAACGAGATCATTTTCCGGGCGGCTGGTTTCTTGCCCGCTGTGTTCCGTCTTTTCCCCGCAGGTTTTGCGACGCGTTTCTGTACCTTAACCGTCTTTTTTGCGGCGGCTTGCGCGGCTGGTTTCTTTTTTATGTTTGTTTTCTTTTTCATCAATAGGAATCGGAAACCGGAAAAACGAAAATGCCCTCTTTCGCCGCCTGCA